ACCCCTTCGTGGTTTCATGCAGATATGGGACACAGAGCGGACCGACCATCACGACAGTTTTCAGTTTAAAGCCTTAACCGCCGCAAGAACGGCCAAGGACGGCAAATGACATACATAAAACCAGCTTCGAGCTTTTTTAAAGACCTAAAACGAGGACAAGACGGCGAAAAAAAGTTTTTTGAAAAATATGGAGAGCTCCTAGAAGCCACGGACGGCAGACAAGGAGACTTTAAAGTTAAAGGTACTGAGTTTAAAATAGAGTTAAAGTGTGATTCTTACAGTCATGATAAATGGACTAACTTTGTGCTTGAACGCTGGTCAAGACCAGGAAAGCCCGGAGGCCCATTTCAAAGCTTGGAGCATGGTTGCAAATACTTCGCCTACTACTTTATAAATGACGATAAATTGTATCTTTTTGAGACTTTAAGACTTGTTAAGCGTATTGAGGCATTAGTGCGAAAAAAAGGATTCAAGCTTGAGTCTAGAGCTAATATCGGATATACTACTGAGTATTATAGGATACCGAGAGCAGAGTTTGAAGATTTGATGTTACATTGGCAAACTGTTATTGAACGTAAATTTAACATTGCCAAAAGAAAGGCAAAAAAGTGCAAAACAGAAAAGTTATTATCACCCGAAACAAGCAAGAAGTAGACGCTCTTACGGCTTTACTAGCCGATGAAACAGAGCTAAGCTACGATACCGAGACTAGTGGATTGAACCCTCGCAAAGATACTCTAATAGGATTTTCTGTAGCCTGCCAAAAATTTACTGCATATGTCGTGCTTAAAGCTTGGCAATCTTCGGAGCTTCAAACTATTTTGCCATATGAGGATGTAAGCGCATTATTAGCCGTAATAAGCTCCAAGCGCCTAATTATGTGGAACTCTTCATTCGACTATAGATTTACAGTTGCGCAAACCGGCATTGACTTATTACCGGCGCTTCATGCAGACGCAATGCTTGCCTTACACACACTAGACGAAAATAGGATGTCATACGGCTTAAAACAGGTAGGAAAGGAAGTTTTTGGCATTGGTACAGGCTCAGAACAAGATGACATGTTAGAATCAATATCTGGAAACGGCGGCACTAAAAAGCAATACTACATGGCCGATTCTGATATTTTAGCTAAGTACGGCGCCCAAGATGCGGCATTAACGTTTGATTTGTGGAAGCGTTTTGAGGCGGATTTGGCCAAAGACGAAGCTTCGTTAAAGCTTTTTGAAGAAGAAGTTATGCCCCTATATAAGCATGTAGTTATTCCGGCTGAAACTCGCGGAATTCCGGTCGATGTTGCCGGGCTTTCTGCAGCATTAACGGCAATAAACCAGGACATAGATAGCATTGAAACTTCTGTATATATTAAAATTGAGCCTCTCTTAGGGCATTTCAATGACTGGTACATCCGAACTAAATATCCGTTTAAGCTTTCTGGCAGATTTAAGGAGCTTCTTGGTCGCGAGTTAGCGCCACAAGGCTGGCCTTTGACAGATAAAGGCGTTGTTTCGCTGTCTAAAGTAGAGATTGAAAAGCATAAGAAAAAAGGTTTACTAGCACCTGATACACATTTTGAACGACTTATAAACCAGCAAGAACACGTGCCCCCGACATTAACTCAGAAAATACAGCTCCAGTTAATGGCAGAAGACGGGATTAAACGGCCTTTTAACCTATATAGCACTGACCACTTAAAACGGCTTTTCTTTGGAACTTCTACAACCCCAAGCTTGTTAAAAGAAACTCCAATAAGCACTACCGATAAGGGCTCGCCTCAAATCAATGATGAGTTCTTAGCAGTTATGGCCCGTAAATACGATTGGGCGGCTTTGTTACAGCAGCTTCGTGGCCTACAAAAGATTAAAGGCACATACTTTGAGCCTATTTTAGAAGGCCAGGAAAATGGTATATATTACCCAAGCTATTTTATGCACAGAACTGTCTCAGGCAGATTGTCCGGAAACATTCAGCAACTTCCAAGACCAATAGACGACGAGGCCGTTGCAGCCGGCAAGTCTACCTTATTAGAGCAAAAATACACAAACATGATTAGAAAGTTTTTTATTGCGCTTCCTGGCCATGTATTAATAGACGCCGATTATGATTCTCTAGAGCCTAGAGTTTTTGCGCACGTAAGCCGGGATAAGGGCTTGATAGACATTTTTAAAAACGGAGAAGATTTTTACTCTAAAATTGCTATTGGCGCCGAGAAATTGGTACAATACAGTCCAGATAAAAAGGCTGCAAACTATTTAGGCAAGCTTAATAAACCAGCAAGACAAAAGGCCAAGGCATACTCGCTTGGTATCGCCTATGGTCTTGGGCCTTACGCACTTAGTAAAACTCTAAACATTCCAGAGTCAGAAGCCAGAGATATTTACAACGGCTATCTTGCGGCATTTCCTGATTTGCAAAAATGGATGCAAGATACAGAAACAGTTTTGTGGCAGCAAGGTTATATAACTACAGAACTTGGTCGTAAACGCCGGTTTCAACGCGAAGTAGAAGACTATCGTAGATTTGGTAAGAAACTTTTTGACGGCTTGGAACTGTGGAAAGTTTATAACCATACGCCGGCTACTTATGCGCATGTAAAAGAAGTTGCTTCTCGTGTCAAGAACGCCCGTAATAACGCTTATAACTTTCAAATACAAGGTCTTGCCGCCGGCATTATCAATAGAGCTTCTATAGCCATTTCTAAGGAGCTTAAAGCCCGTAATTTGGATGCTTACATAACCATGCAAGTACATGATGAGTTATTACTACACTCTTCAGAAGCTCATAAAACTGAAGCGGCTGAAATACTGCAGCGTCATATGGAAACGACAATAGCATTAAAACTTCCCTTGACAGCAACTCCATCTTTCGGGTATAATTATGCAGAAGCGAAAGGCTAGGAGGTCTTATGAACGGTTTAAAAATTGGAGTCATGAGTTTAGCAATTGGTGCGGTAATAGGCTTTTTTATCTGCCGGCAATATAGTCCTCGAATTGAAACGGTGGACAAAGTCGTAGAAAAGGAAGTTGTACGCAATAATGTAGTAACCGTTACTCGCACTGTAACTGTCCCTAACGGACAAACTGAAACTACAACCACAATTACCGACCGCTCCGTTAAGGCTGAGTCTAAGACTGATGAAAGCCGTAATACAGAAGTCCTAGTAAAGGACTGGAGAATTGGGGTTTATAGCGATTCTAAAGACTTAAACCGCATCGAAGCTTCGTTAGATAGACGGATTTTAGGTAGTCTAAGCCTTGGCGTTCTTGCGGGCGCTGATAGCATTAAAGTTGGATTAACATGGGACTTTTAGACTTAATAATGCTAGCAGCTATGTGGTATGGAGCCTTATTTGGGTTTGCGATTTTAGTAATAGTTTTGATAGCAATTTTTGAAAGGATGAAATAGTATGTATGAGATTTTATTAAACGTAATATATTTTAGTGGCTGTATTTTTGCTTTGTCATTTGTATCCGTGTTTGCTGGTTTTGCTTATAGTATAATAAAAGCAGCTATTAACGAAGGAAGTGAAAAATGAAGCTGAAGCTTTATCGCCAATCAGGCGGCATTATCGACGTAAGTATCCAGGAAAAATATGATGAAGCTTTTAAAGCTTTTTACGATAAAGCCGATTTGAGAGCTCGTAAAATCCATGATAATAATATTTATAGTGACGGTTACGCGGTTTTAATGCAGCGGTTCTTAAGGTTTGGAGAGCGCCAATTATTTAAAGCCTTCAATCAGGATGTAGAGGTTGAACTGCCAAAAACTGCAAAAGCTTGGACAGATTTAGTAGCCAAATATCAAGACACGCCAATTATGTTAGCTAGGACTACGGACGGTAAGAAGCTTGTGTTAGTTATTATGGATTCTTTGGGCGGCTAATTAGCCAGATAGTAATGTCTATGCTAAGTCCGCCGGCAGTAACTGGCTTTTTAACGCTAGTCATGTGCGTAATAAATTTATCATCTATATTTAGATTTTGGAACGTCTCCGGTGGAAAGCTTCCATGAAACTTAGGCAAGAATAAAATATCTATTAGCGGCTTCTCGATGTTTGATTTATCGAACGTATGGCCCGATATCGTGCCGTTTTTAGTGTAAAAGCTGCTTTCTGGATAATTTTCGACTATACGTATGCCTATTGAATACTTTTTAGGGTCAAAAGCGGAGCGAACCTTTGCTAGTTCAGCCGTTATTGCCGGAGCAGAAGCCGCATAAACCACATCTTGAATCCATTCTCTGGCTTGTGTTGTGATTACCTTACGGCTGGCATAAGTCCAGTTGTTAATGCTGTATGCGCCGATATTAAGTCGAAATTTAATTTTCATGTTTATAGCCTAACACACTGGCATGAAAAATGCAAGAGTTATGGTTTTTTTTCGGCGGCAAGCTTAGCTGCTAGTCTAGCCTGTCCTCTTTGTTTCATATCCGCAAGTATCTTTTCTTGTTGAGTCATAGGAGCCATTGCCAATTTACCAAAACCAGTATCTTTAGCAGCTTCTAATGCGTGCGCAGCAGTTTGAGGGACCTGTTTACCAACAGCTCCGACTTCGGATAGTAATGGATTAACTTGCATAAACTCTCCATGAGCTTTTGCAATTTTACTAGCTAGTTCTGGCGCATGTTTTCCTAAGAATCCAGCCATCTTACCGCCGCCTAAAAGAAGAGCATCTGCAGGAGATGGTAGAGCCATGTCCATTACGTTTTTAGCATTTTCAACACCTTGCAAATCTCCTTGAGGAGTTACTGTGTTCTTTGTAAAGTTCATTTGATTTGCGGCATTGTTTATAAACTGAGACCTTGCATCATTTGCGGAATTAAATAATTTTCCTGCAGGACTATTTGATAGGCTTTCGACCCCGGCATTAACGGCGTCTGCTACTGGTTTAGTTTTATTTTTTGCAGCTTCCCACATAGCTTGCAAAGCTTCTTGGGCTTTCCCAGCTTTAGATTCATCGGGAGCATTTGGGTCCAGTAATAAAGGAAGCTTAGTAGGCATATTAATCCTTTTTTTCTGCAGTTTTAACGGCTTCTTTAGCCCCGGCAAGGTTTGAAGAGCCTAATTGCTGCACTATAGATGCAAATATATCCTTATCAAATATTTTATTGGCGTTTTCCAAAACAGATTTTATCTCTACCATACCAATAACTCCGGCAATAAGTTTAGATATTGGCAAAGCTCCGTCTAGTAAGTATTTTTCGCATATAAAACCAGAAATTATAGCAATTTGATATATTACAGCTTTTGATACCGTATTACGTAATTTAGCGCTAGAAATCTTTTCTCCGGATTTAAGAGCGGCCCAAATTCCGGTAACAAGGTCGACAAAAATTAAAACTCCGGCTGTAATCATCATTGCTTTGATAGGAGCTAATACAGCCGCCAGAGATACTATAATACCTTGTAACCAAGTTTTCATGTTTTATCCTTTAGGGCCGTAATAAGCTTTTAGGGCCGTTTTATCTATTATCTGAGCAAAATGTGCCAGTTTAGAATCCTTTTTTAGAGTTATTGCCAAAAAATCATAAAAATCTTTTTCAGTCTTAGACATATGAAGGTGGCTAAAACAAAAATCCCAAATACGGCTGAAAGTATCATCATGCAGCAGTAAGTCTTCTTGCCACACAACTATACAGTCTTTTTTAAAGCCGTTTTGGGATTGCATATCTATCTGTTCTTTATCGGCCTTAAAATAAAACCAGTGTCCTGATGATATCTCATATAGGCCTAGAAATAGCTTGTGTTTAATACCTACAAAACTGTCTTTATATTCACCTATTCTAATACGTTTCATTGGAGCTTCATATTCCTTATTAAGGTATTTAGGTCGCTAGGAGTCATATAATCTATTTCAATATTGGAATCTAGTCGTAAGTTATCAATATCACATATTCTTTTTGCCCATTCTGAGCATATAAAAGCTTCGTCTTTGTTGCTTATTGCCGGCGTAATATGCAATAATTTTTTTATAGCAATTAGGCATAATTGTAGCTGAGAGTAAGGTTTTCCAAGGTTTTTGTGCATAAAAGCTTCTATAATAAGCCACTGCTGTTCGTCGCATTCAAATATATATTCTTCTATTGCCTTGTTTTGATTAAAGAATATTTCAGCGTTTACCAGGTTTACATACCCATGCGATGCTTGCGATATAAGCTTAATACTGGTAATAGGGTCTATAAACTCAATGTAAACGTGCGAAAATGGCCGTTTTTCAACCAGCTGTATAAGCTTAGAGCCTATCTTTAGAGGACTGATGGCTCTGGAAAAACCCACTTTAAACTGCATATTATCTTCCTAAAAAAGTATTTATCTGCAATATAGCGTAGTCTGCAATGCCGGAGTAGGTCGGCAAATCTGTTTTTAGCTGATTACATACGTATATAGCAGTATCTAGACTTCCTGTTTTTAGAGCTTTTTCTAAATTATCAGAAGCAGATAACAAGGCCATTAAACTTTGAGTATTAATAGGAGAACCGCTACTGGCCGCTAGAGTATTAAAAGCCCATACTTTTTGTTTTATTTTAGTATATAAATCAGTCCCGAAATCAATATAATCCAAAGACTTAGCTTCTAATATATCTAAAGTACTTTGCGGAGAATCCTGTACTTGCACTATTATAAGTTCTCCACCTTTGGCATTTTGATACGTCAAAGCTCCTAACTCGGTAATAAACTCTACTTCTGAATCTGCGTTTTTTATTATGTATTTAGTCATATTATCTCACAGTACTAAAGTTTTTATAGTCATACATATAATCTATATGCTGCGCTACGTCACTAGCTGCAACCGTTTTCTGGCTATTCCAAGACGGGCCTAATGCAGCAGTTGAAATATTAGTTGTTATAGAGCCTACAAATGTTCCATCAATATAATAATCTACCTGAGTTCCATCCGCATTTATCACCAAAGTAATTTTGTACCATTGATTGGCATTTACTGCCACAGAAGTAGTAGTAGAAGTTCTTGTTCCGCCGTTTGCAGTTTTTATTATCCAATTGGTAGAAGTAGCTCTAGAATATGTAAAATAAACACCATTAGTAGGTTCAGCAGTCGCTGTAATTGTATTTAAAAGTCCTATATAAGTAGAATAGTCCGATACTGCAGTAGCTAGTGTGGGAAATCTAACTCTCCACTCATTAACACGTATACCGCCACCAACTACGGATGCAGTATTTCCCATGTGAATAGCATATCCTGCCAAAATTCCTGTTCCTGTTCCTAAATTTAAAATACCATAGTCTGTGCTTGTACCAGCTACATATCCTACCGTATGACCACCACCCGCTACTAACGTCCAACCAAGTTTGCCTATAGCTCCAGAAGTTGTACCTGCGCCCGTAAAATCATCAAACAAAACAGATTGTGTTGGAGAAGCTGGTACTGCCGCTTCCTGAAACCATATTCCAGCTGATGTGGATATATCCGTTACCATACATTCTAGATACTGCTCTGGATATATTACTCCTAATAGTGCGCCTCCGTTTGTAAACACGGGGATTAACACAGAAGATTTATTAACTAAAAAATAATCAGAGCCGGCAGTAAGTGTTGTAGCATTTGGCATAGTAATTTTTTGGCCGGCAGTATTTCCTACAAACACTTGATAATTATTATCCACACTAGTTAAAGTTAACATAGCATTGGAAGTTGTAACAACGCTAATACCAGAACCTCCACCAACTGTCTGAGGCTCCCATTGCGAGCTAGTAGAATTCCATACTAGTGCCTGGCCATTTGACGGAAGTGTAGAGGCCATAGTTCTGTTTTGAAGTTTAGCAACAGTAGAAGCCCCCAAAGTTCCGGTAACATCTCCAGCAATATTCTTAGCGGTATCTGCAGTATTATTTACACTTCCAAGTCCTACAGCTGTAGAATTTAAAGTCTGCCAGCTTTTGTCACCTCTCCAATATTGTGCAGTTGTTCCGGCAGTAATTGCAGGTTCTTTCCCCGCTAATCCAGGAACCGTAGGTGAAGTTGCAGTGCCTGCCAAGTCGCCAGCAAGCTGGACAATTCCTTTAGAAGTTGTAGTAGCATCAGCCGGAGTTCCAGAATTAGCTAAAACAAATGCCGTAGTAGCTATCTGTGTTGTATTAGTTCCATTTGAAGCTGTAGGGGCGGTAGGAACTCCAGTTAAAGCTGGTGAAGCTAAGTTGGCTTTTAAATTTAAAGCTGTTTGAGTGGCCGTGCTTACAGGCTTATTTAGGTCTGAAGTATTGTCTACGTTTGATAAACCTACATCAGCTTTGACTATTCCGGTAGGACTATTTATTACGGGAGCCGTAAGTATCTTATTTGTCAAAGTTGCAACAGCAGAGTTTTTAGTAGCATCACTGGTATTATCAACATTTGATAGACCCACATCCGATTTTGTTAGTCCGGTTATAGTATTAGAAGCTGCTGAAATAGTTTTATTAGTTAAAGTGGCTACCGCCGCATTTTTAGTTGCATCAGAAGTATTATCTACATTCGAAAGGCCTACGTCACTTTTAGTATAATCTCCAGAAACTGGTACAACAACTCCTGTTCTAAAGTTGAAACTTGTGACTCCAGAGCCTGAGGTAGCCATTAAAACCCAGTCCGCAGAACTAGAAGTTCCTTTTGAAAAATATATATTACCGGAAACTGTGTCTAGGTAATGTTGATTTAATTGTGTAGGCGTAGATGATGGAGCGCCAGAACCTCGTAACTCATGTAATGCCACTAACTACCTCTCAATACATTGCCATTAAAGTCTATTAAAACTTCATAAGCGGCAGATGTTAATATTTTATTCTCGTCAAACCCAGAAGATGCGGTTTTAGCTTCTTCTATGGCTGTTTGTACATTAGTCGATGTAAATCCGTTTGTAGAATTATCAAATGGTACTGAAACTGCTACTGGAGTTGCTTGTATTTTAGACATTAGATAGACTCCGTTATACGCACGTTATTACCGGCGCCACCAGCTATTAAATAGACTGCAGCCGTGTTATCAAATTCAAAAGTCATTAACTGTTTTTCATAAATAGGAGTTCCGGTACTTGTTGTGATACCAGAAGTTCTGCCCCAGTAAATTATAGAGCCAGAATTGTTAAATACTGTTAAAAGTTTTCTACCTATTAGAGCAGATGCGCCGACTTTAGCTTCTATAGCTGAAGTGCCAATAGTGATGGCACCTTGAGTGCCTACGCCAGTTATAGCCTCAGAAGAAACTACGTTAACGTCAAGAGCTTGAGAAGCTCCTACGGCAGTATCGGTTATGTTATTTCCAGAAGCCCCTCTCACGAAGCTTTTTGTATATACATAGCCATTTATCCCGTCTACAACGCCGTCTCCAATTGTAGCAGTTATTTGTACGCTAGCTGTTCCGGTAATAGCCGAAACTGCGGACAATCTAAAATTTGTAAATCCAGAAACATTTAGCTTATATAAAGCATCAGCAGTTCCTATGCCAGAAGCTGTGTCTCCAGTACTTAAATCCGTACCATAAATTCCATCAAACCAAGTTGAGCCATTATCTAAACTCGTTTGAAAGTTTAATGTTCCAGACCATGTACCGCTTGTTTTTACTATTACTACAGATTTTCCACTTGTAGATACACTTATTGAGCCGGAGCCAGATATAGTCCCAGAAGCAAGAGCTTGTGCAGAACTTACCGGAATAGAATCTTGGTCAGAGGCTATAGTAACAGGCAAACTGCCAGATTTAGTAGTCTGCCCCAAATTAATTGCATTTCCTGCCGCATCACTAATTTTAGTAGCAATACGACCGGAAGTATCAACCTCCATAAAATTATCTTCGGCGCCAGTAGCAGGATTTGCTCCAGCTATTTTTACCGCTTGGGATGATTGTACTTCCGTTAAATCAGCCATTAGACTTCAGAACCTTCAATAGTTGAGTATAAGTCTTGAGCTTGATTGTCTTTATTAGTTTTTACAATTCTAACAATAGCTCCAGACGGAACCATAATATCTCCTGTAGGAAATACTTGGATATTTGGATTAGCAGTAGAGTTAAAAGCTACGAACTTAGTAATAAAAGTACCAGATGAAGCAGCAGTTTCAACTTTAACTTCTATTTTACATTTACCAGAAGCAGAAGCCAAAACACCAGTAAGTTTCATTGCAGAAGCTGTAGTATAATCATGGTTTGCAGAAGCATTTGCAGCTATTGCAGAATCGTCTTTATAATCACATACAGGAGTTCCAGCAACGCTAGATGTTACAACTACGTTTAAGGAACCGTCAGCGTTAATAGCTAAAGAGTCAGTACCGTCAGATATTTTAACGCTATCAGTAGCAGGGCTTAAAGCTCTAATATCTAAAGCTGTAGCAGATACTGTAATGTTCTCTAAAGCAGCTAAAGTAGCTGAATCAAGAGCTACTACTGAATCAGAAACGTCAACTTTATCTGTAGCAAAAGCCAAATTTCTGATGTCTAAGTCAGTAGCTGATACAGTAACAGAACCATCAACAGTAATAGAGTTGCCACCATCTTGGATGTTTACTGCAGATGCGCCAGAACCGTTTTGTACAGTAATGCTTTCTAAAGCGGCTAATGTTGCAGAGTCTAAGGCAACAACTGAATTTGATACATCTACTTTATCAGTTGCAAAAGCTAAGTCTCTAATATCAAGGTTTGTAGCAGATACGTTTGTATTAATTGAACCATCAGAATTAACGGTCAATTGTTGCGAGGTTATCGTACTATCTACTATTTTTATTGCTAAGTCACCGGCGTTTTCCGTTCTTACCGGTAAAGAACTGTTAAAATCAGACATTATGTCTCCTTAAGCTATACAGCTTCGATTTGTGATTTAAGTTTTTTTTCTGTTTCTAATTGGACTTGAATATGAGCTTTTAAACGTTCAATTTCTTCTAAACGCTCTTCTATTTTATATTCAAGTTCTTTTCTTGCTACTTCTACTTTTGCAAGTTCAAGTACTTTCTTTTTTTGTTCTAAAGTCATGTGGTCTCCATTATAAATTTTGCATTAAAATCGCCTACATATGGTCTTGTATGTATAACTTGTACTTTTAACACGTCCCCGGCTATTATACTAAGGCCTGTATTTAGCTTAAAATCTGCATTCAAAGCTGCTCCGAAACTTGTATACTTTTTGCCTATTACATTACCGTTTAAAAGCAAGGTATATTGGGCTACGTTATTACCGGAGACAGAGGCTGATACTAGTCTAATATTTGTTGAGGCCGTATAAGTTATAATATCAGTTAAAGTACTTGCAGCAACGGAATTAGCTTCAGAAGTAAAAATGCTTGTGTTTCCATACGGCACAGCTTTTATGGTTGTTGGATATATACCTTTTATCAGATTTATAGCATCAGAAATTCCTAAAGTAAAGGAACCATCGCTTACTGTAATATCGCTATTTCCAATAAAGGTAACTATGTTACTACTAGCTGCCCATAATAGATAATCTTGTTCTGGTATAGTATAATTTCCACCAGAGGTTATAGATACTCCGGTATCAGCTATAAACAAAGTACTTCCAGTAGCATTGTGCAATATTTTACTCAATTACTACCCCCAAGCTCTAGTCCGCATACTATGTTTTTAGCCGCATTTAAACTACTAGAGGCTATTTTCACGCTTATTTGTTTATTAGTAGGCACAGACCAATTTACCGTAAAAGCGGCTCCAAGTCCAGAGCTTACTGTGACAGTTCCTAAGGAAGTTTCATTTATACCGTTTCCATCACTATATAGAACTTCTATAGTATAAGGTACGGAAAGCTCATTAGACACAAATACCTTTCTTATTGTCGCACTTGCAATATAAACCCATCTTCCAGATATATTAGACGGTACTGTTTCACATTGTAAATAAGTTCCGGCATTAACTATACCCGCTCTACCAAAACTAAATCCTGGGCTAGCGCTAGTTAGTACTAAGCTCCTAACAGCATCTAATGCGCCTTGTACGTTAGTAGATGGAAGTCCTGATGTGGTATTATCATATGAAATCTGCGCAGCCCCATAATCCCCAGAAGCGCTAGTAACAACTCCAGTACGGCCATTAAAGCTTTGTACTCCAGCTGCTACCGACGAATCCTCTGGCAAATATATGAAGGTACTGGCCATTTTACACGCCTTTTAAATGATATCTGGCGCTGTCAATACTACCAGTTCCAGAAGTGGGGGCCCAAATTACTCTGACATAGGCGTATCCTGCATTTTGAACTTGCCAAGTATGGTCTCCAGATGCGTCTATAATTTGAGTGCTTCCAGAAATAGTAGTCCAGTTCACCACATTTACTATTTGCTGTTGATGATTTGATGATGAGGGATTGCCAGCGTCATTTGAGCTTTGAAGATAGAACCTTCCTACAGGAGCTCCAGAAAAAAATAATTGAATACTGTAATTACTAATATGTCCTAAATATATGGCATCCGAAGCCCATGGATTAGCCATATCAATTGTGGTAGTAATAAGAGTATCGTTAGCTATTCTCATTTTATATAGTTTTTGTTGCTAAGCGAGCAGAGATATTGCCGGAGCCAGAGGTGGGTGTATATACCAATCGCACAAAGGTATAAGCTTCGTTTGGCACATTTACAATAACAGTTGCTGCCGCACTTACAGCTGTTGTAGAAACTGTCGACCAATTAACCACACCATCGTCCCTTATAATCTCGTTGGCCGCATTAATATGTCCTTCATCTAAAGAAGCTTGAATAGTCAGAGAGCCGACCGGAGAGCCGGTAAGAACTGCCTGAATAGCTATGTTCAAGCTTTGAGAAACATCATATCCAATTGACGTACAAGTTGATGCCGCATTATTGGTGTCTAAAGTCATAAGTTTAGTTTGGACTCTCATTTTAGTAGTTTCCTATTTTTATAATTGATAAATTTGCGGTAGTATTTGTAGCTAAAGAACCGCCCAATATTGTTGCAGACGCTGAAGGCCTTATGTCCATATATTCTCCAGCCAGCAGTTTAATGGTTGTAGCCCCTGAAAGTGTTGCCGCAGAATTGGCAGCTCCAAGCGTTTTAAATGCGGAACCGTTTTTATATATTTGAATATTTACTGCCGCACTAGAAGTTGATGTTACTGAGGATACTTGATATGTGCCTGGTGTAGGTGCTGTAAACTTCCAAACAGTTGCAGACGGAACCACCGAACCATGAGAATCATACTCTTTTGTATCGAAGTTTATTGGTACTGTAGTAGAAGCAGCAAAGTTAGCGCTAACAGAGTAACTTGCACCAACGAAATCACTTGCTAAAATTTGAGCAGGGCCTTGAAGCTGTTCTACTGTTATCCAGTTTGATTGCGATAAACTTGCAGGAGATGCTGCTGCAGGAGTTACCGTAGTCCCTGGTCGCATTTCTACATAATCTCCGGCATTAAGGAATAGTTCGGTAGAAGCAGAGCATAAGGTATTAACAGTAGCTGTACCAAGTGCTGAATGTGCGGAACCGTTTTTGTATAGCAGATTTGTAGAAGCTCCACCAGTATAAAGACTTATAGTAACTTTATAATAACCGGGAACACGTGCGGTAGCTTTCCAAGTTCCGGCACCGGTGGTAATCATTCCGTGAGTATCATAGTCAATTGTATCAAAGTTTATAGGAGAGCTAGAAGTTGTAGAAGCTCCAGAAGATACGTACGCTCTAGCCGCTACAGCTCTAGTAGCCGCGTCAGAAGAAGCGATTAAAGATTGAGAAGTAATTTGTTCTATATGCATTTCTGCAGATTGATAAGTTCTAGATGTAGTAGCTTGGTTAATATAAAACTTCACTACGTCGCCAGCATTTAAATCTACTACGAATGAGTCTTCTAAAGTACTATAAGAGCCACTGGCATTGTTATCTACGGTATGAGTTCTTCCTGATGTTTTAGAGCCGTTAATATCAAGCTTTAAAGTAACAACCTCACCATTTCCAAATACTTCAGCTTTTAATCTTATTTTATATCTCTCAGTATACTTTATTGCAGTTCCGTTACTAGTAAGAGAGTAATTGCCTTTTGCAGAAGCTATATTAGCCAAAGCAACAAGTACGTCTGTGCCTGCAGTGGTAGCAGAAGTTCCAGTATTTTGATATAATAAAACAGTATCTCTATAGTTCGTTCCGTATAACTTGTTTTGCGGGCCTAATAAAAAATTATCAAACTTCAGAGTGTATGCACTTGCACTTGTAGTACTAGTGTGACATATCAATCTGTAAGAATTGCTATTTGATGCCGTTTGAAACTCAAGAAAAAATCTGTCTGAAATTAATGTATGATTTTGAATGCTATACGGAGCTGGTTGGATTAAAACTGAATTAGTTACATCATAAATCCAAAAGGTCATGTCTCCGCTAGCAAAAGTACCACTTAGTATGCTGTAGTCGAGGCTACATGCTAAGACCTTACCTTTATCTAAATCTTGAATAGAAAAATCATAGCTAAAACCTTCGCCTTGCCTATTTGCAGCACTTTTAGTCCATAAGAAACTTGCTTGGCCTATTAAAGGAGAGCTTGTTGACCTTGTAAATGCAGATGCCGCAGAACCTCCCGTACCGTCTACAGGAGAAGTTCCTGCAGCGTCTGCGTAAGTAGCCCATCCAGTTATATCAACTTCAGCGCTGTTATTAGCTATATAATTTCTAAGTCCGTCGTAGTCTATTATACGTCCGGCATTAGTAAGTAGACCGTCTGCGGTAAGAAGTTTAGCTCTTCTTCCGGCGAAAATTGCAGGTGAACCCATTAGTAGCCTCCAAAGGCTAGTACCGGCCATAGACCGGCAGTAATTAAGCGTATAAATTAATAACTATAAAACCGCTAGTATTACTAGTATTAACGGATTTTACAGATAATCTTGTACCAGCGGGGACGGCTAAAGGAATTCTGCCGTTTCCGCCTGGAACTATAATAACTTTATTAACTTCTGAGGCTGCTGCACCAAAAGCTAAATAAAGCGGATATCCAGAGCTATCAAAAATTTCTATTTCTGTAGCATTTTGAGAAGTTGCTGCAACGAGCTGTACATATGCTGCAGAAGTTACAGAAGTACTTGAATAATCATTAAATATAGGGGCATTAGCCGATGATTTAGCTACTACAGAAAGGTCTACGGGGGCGTCTGTAGCAATTAGCTCTAAATTGTTAATAGTGGCAGAAGCAACTCCTAAAACAACTCTTGCGCGAAAAAAACTATAATTACCAGAAGCTTGCACAGATACAGGAGTAGCTCCGCCAACAACTCCAGTGACAGTTGCTAAATTTTGAACCCAGTTTGAATTGTCATTAGAACCGTCAATAGCAAATACTACTGCAGAGCCTCCAGAACCTTGATTCACTATCATCTGTACGTTAGAAGCGCCTAAAGCCGTTAAAGTAGGACTTACTGAATTTGTAGAGGCTGGGTTGATAGTTCTATCTATAATACTTCTACGCAAATTTGTAGATTGTATAGTTCTATCGGATATAATAGTTCTAGTAAAACTTGGAGTAGTACCTGAAATAGTCTCTACCAATCGATATCTGTTACCAGAAAGTCTAATATGCGGAGTTAATAAAGAGCCTGTAGTAGTAAATCTTGGTGCATGATAAACATCATAAAAAGTAACGTTATCGTGAGTTTCTTGAACTTTAAAATCGTAAGTTGGATTAGTTCCGCTAACTGCTGTAATGTTTAAAGAAAAAGCTAATATAGTACCAGATGAAACTGTTTGAGTACTTTGAGTTGTAGTAGTAGTTATTGCCGCAGCTGAGAAGTCAGAGTTATTTACTACAGTAACCAAACCAGATACAGAACTTACCGAACTTACAGTACCTACGGTTGTAACTCCGGTCAAAGTGCCACTTACAGGCACAGATGAGGCTCTTAATTGCGTATCTGTTAAAGGTCCTGAAACAGCCACAGTACCGGTAACTGTAGTACTCGTCATACTTACAGGCACAGCAGAAGCTCTTAATTGCGTATCTGTCAAAGGGCCTGTTACAGCCACAGAGCCTGATATTGTGGTGCTAGAAAGGCTAACTGGTACAGCAGATGCTCTTAGTTGAGTATCAGTTAACGGCCCGGTAACAGTAAGTGGGCTTGTTAATTTTGAGTCAATACTTGATAGTGAAGAATTTGCAGTAGTTTGATTAGCTGCCGTAGCTGCTCCAGATGGTAGTGGACTAGAAGCTAAGCTAACTGGAACTGCTGTAGCTCGCAGTTGTGTATCTGTTAAAGGCCCGGTCACTGCTACAGAACTTGCTATTGATACTGGTTGTGTAGCCTGATAAAAACTGCCTGTAACAGGCATAGGGTTTGAAAGTTTTGAGTCAATACTAGCTAATGAAGCATTTCCTGTAACTTGATTAGCTGCTGTAGCTCCGCCAACTATAGTAGTAGAGGCGGCGGGCGGGTATGAAAATCTAGTAATAGCCATTTTAAGCTCCTAAAGAAGCCATATGTAAAATGGCGGTTAAAGTGCCAGACCCAGAAGTGGGAACCCAGGATATATACATATCAGAGAAATTAGCTTCTTGGATTTCTAAAAGGCATTCTGTGTCAGAGGTAATAGTTAAAGCAGCGCCAAAATTAAGCTCGTAATAACTGTCATCTTTGGAGTTTCTAACAAAAACCTTAAAATCTCCAGAATTAGCCGCAGAAAATTTGCAATGTATGTTAAATTTGTCTACTTGAGATACGTCAGTGGGTGCGGTCGAATTGGATATAGATGAGGTAGCGTCTACCGCTCTAAAAATGGTATAGCTATGAACGTGTTTACGTGCCATATATAGGGCTCCTTTTAGGATTTCTTAGTTTATCTAAGGCCTATATATGGCTAAATTGTAGCTTATGTCTTAAATGTATAAATCAACTAGGTATATTAGAATAATTATGGTTAAAAACAGTAAAAACATTAGTTTCCCCACTCTCCGGTAACTAGTAAAATAAGGAAAATTGATATAGTTACAAAACCTGCTATAGCGCTAATTGTCTCAAACATAGAAAGTCCTTTTGTTAGTCTTCTTCGTTACTTAATGACAGTCTATTAGATTTTTCGATAGATTGCAAACCTTTTTGACTAGATGACCCACCTTGAGACGGCTGTTCTGGTTGTGTTTGAAAGTTATTTTGCAGTTTTAGTATATTTTGAGGGTTTAAACTAGGGTCTGTATTAGTGTCCAATAGGATACCTAACTGAAGCTTCTTCTGATAAGGCAAGTTTGGGTTTGCTCCAATATAGGACATGGCTTTATCTTGAAGTCTGCTAAATATATCAGGATAAACAGATTTAATAGTCTCAGCTTCTTCTCGGCTCATCTTACCTTCACTAAAATGCTCTATAACTTGCTTAGGATTCTGAACGGCATTAACATATCTTTCAAATTTACTCATCTCTAAACCAGATGGCTGGTATTGTCTGGACATTATTCCTGGTTCTGAATTTCTAGTCGGAAGTTTAGAATTTAAAAAATTAATCGCATTAGCACCTATCATGTCTAAGGCACCGGAAGTATTAGGAGCTACGTCATGTATACCTGCTGTGTGTTTATTAGTAAGTTCTAAGGTTCTTTGCGGACTTGCGGCTAAAGACCGTATATTTGAAGATATATTATTAAAAGCTTCTTGTTGTGTTTTAGCTTTTTTACCTTCAGCATTTTTAGCAAGTTCAAACTCTGTAAGATTTTTAATTTCTCTAACTTTAACAGACTGTCCTGCGGCATTAACTCCGGCAGTAAAGAATTTTCCGGCACTAGAATCAATAAGCTTATTAATAGCTACATTAGCTTTTTCTACATGTCCCAGTACAACCATTTTACGGCGAAAATCGGATTGTATAGCTTTTTTTACAGCTACTACTGATGAAGCTACTGCGCCTCCGCCAACATGTTCGAATATCATTCCTGTTAAAATATCTTTAAGGCCTAACCCCGGAGAACCTTTTGCGGCTTTTGCTGCCGCATGGTCTGCTATTTTAGATGCGACGTAATAGTCTCTGTTTGCAGCTTTTAAAGAGGCTTCAATATCAGTTCCCAACACTGCTCCAGCTCTATTGGCTAGTAAATCAATTTCTTCTCGCATAGTTTGACGCATAGTTTTAGCAATTGCAATTTTAACAGGGTCTACATTTTTTTGAAAATCCCATTTAGAGGCTTCATCAAGACTTTGTCTCATTTTCTGAAGCTGGTCAATGTCTATTTTTTGACCTTCTTTAGTAGCCTTTCTTAATGCCGTATATTGTTCTTCATATTTTTTAGCGGCTGCATAGTCAGCAGCTTTTTCAGGAGCAGCTACGCCCTCTGCAAGCTCCATTTCTTTAGCCGCGTTATAAGCCTTAGTTTCAAGTTTTTTATAAAGTTCCTTAGCGTCTGGTAATATTTCAGGGGCTTTTTCAGCGCCAGCTTTAATATTTTCTAATTCGGCGCCTATTTTTTCTCCAGAAGACTGTTTAAAGTTTTCAATCTTTTTAGAAATTGTTTCGGCATCGTCCGTTATAGATAGTCCTACTTTATTTTCATCTTTTAAAACTTTTACAACATCGTCTGCAAGGTTTTTGTCGTGTTTTGTGTATTTCGCCCATTTTGAGTCAGAAACTCCCAGTAATTCTTGAGCATTTTTTTTAACGTCAGAAAAACCCGCTTTTTCAAGTTTATCCTTAGCCATATTTACTACGGCAGGAGCTGCTTCTTTTAATGCTGAAAATCCCGCACCAAAACCAGCCCCTAATAAGGCTCCAGCACCAACACTAGCAGCTAGATTCTCCGCATTAAAATCAGCTTTACCAAGCATATCTTCAGATATAAGTTGTCCAACTCCATATACAGAGCCTTCTACAGCTCCGCCAACCATTCCAGGTACTATTTTTCCAACTATTGATTTAGCAATTGGGTTATTTATACCAGCTTTTTCTATAGCTCTTTCTGCTGTTCTAATAGCCACATTCTCGGCCATTCCTCCGACTTTTGCGGCTCCGGCTAACGGCCCTACAGGCGCTAAAGCTCCTGCAACGGTTCCTACAACTTCGCCAGTAATACTTAATCCTGGATTTGCAACTTCAACGCCGGCAAGACGACCGGCAGAAACTCCGGCGCCTCTTAGAGCTACGTCAGAAAGCCCTAAAGTAGCGCCACGAGCAGCTCCAGTAGCTAAAGCTTCTAAACCTGAATCACCATATTTTTGTTTGTACATTTCTTGGCGAATATCGTGGTCATTTGCCGGCAAAAACTCGCCTGATGAAATGGCGTTTTTATACCCAGTGTTTGGTATTTGTAATAAGTCTCCAGTTTCTTTATGTACTACATATTGTTGACCATCAGTCGGAAGTTCATAATGTCCAGATGTGACTAATGATGCTACCTGACTTGTAGGAACTGGCTGTATCTTACCACTTCTTATGTCTAATAGTTGTTGAGTACTTTCCGGAGCTCTGGGGTCTTCAGATATATTAGGAGCTCCTGGATTAGATTGAGGAGCTACAGGCTCGTTTAAGGCCTGTGATACTTCTTGTGGATTTACATATTGAGTAGGCTGAGGCCCAACATTAGGAGTTAATGCCGGAGGTATTTGAATATTATCAGGCATAAAAACCCCTTATTTAAATTTTGGTTTAGTAGCGCCAAACTGCTGTAGAAGCTGCTGATTATAAGCATCTCCGCCACGAGGTTGCATACCAGCTGCTTTAGCTCTAGTAGCCAAAGTGTTTTGCGTTTCATTTATAATAGTCTGCATTCTTGTTTTTTGCAAGCTATTTAAACTCATGATAGCAGTAGGGTCTCCCATAACTCTTTCAAGAAGTTTTTGGTCTCCCTCTGTCAGAGTTTTAAATCCCATTTGTTCACGCATAGGTCCCATCAAAAGGCCTGCCATAGTTTGTATTTTAGCTCTGTCTTCAAGGTTGAATTTTGCGCCTGGCGTCATTAATTCTAGCAATCTATGTCCGCCTTGAACAACCTGCTCAAGCTGAGGGCGAGCTTTATTGAACTCATTAGCAACTTCTTTATTAGAAGCTAGTCCGTATCCTGGTACATATCGTTCACGCTGTTCTGCAAATGTTTTTCTCATTTCTTCTGGAACCATTTGCTGTTGGGCAGGAGAAAGTTTTTCAAATTTTTCAAGGTCCATTCCGCCTAGTTGACGCATCATTTCCATGCTATATTGTTGTTTAGCATTTTCTATTTTTAAGCTTCCAATTTGACGGTTTAAACCTTCGTTAAACAAGCTTGCTCTCTGCTTCATTGTATCACTATTATATTGGCTAGATAGTTGATTAACCTTAGCGCTAACAGCTTCTAACTGCATAATTTTTTTGTTGTTAATTGCGGTAATGTCTCGAGCTTCTTGTTGGCCTGCTAAATCTGCCGTTTTCCCAGCTTCGTTTGCTAAATTTTGTTTACCGACAAGTTTGGTTTTATAAGCTTCTTTACGTCCTTCATTTTCTTGGTCTAGTCTTTTTTGGATAATGTTTAAAGCTTGGTTTACAGAACCTGGGCCTTGAAATGCAGCTCCGATACCGCCTAATCCTATGGCTATAGCTCCTAAAATAGATTGTCCAGTTGACTTACCTTCAAAAATTCCTTTAGGCCTAAAAGCTTCATCAAGTTTTTTAGGGTCAGTTAACATGTCTTTATAATCTGCTAAAGCCTGTTCCCTTTCTTTTAGTGATTGATTAACTTTGTCAGTTGCTGTTTTATGTGCCGTATCAAGTTCTGTAGCGTATCCAGCAAGTTGTTTTTGCTGATTTTGATATAGCTCTGCTTTAGCGGCTTCCATGCTGGCGCCGGTAGTAGCAATTTTAGTATTTAAATCTTTTTCATTAGCTAAAGAAGCTTCTTGAGCTTTGTAGTAGTCTTGCAGTTGTTGTGCAAAATTTTGTTGTGGTTGCTGCTGCGGCTGAGATTGCGGAAGTTGCGTATTAACGCCTAATTGCCCGCTTGGAAAATTTTGTGGAGTTAATGCCGGAGTCTCTGGGTTTTGTGCGCCGGAATTAAGGCCTAAATAATTTTGTTGTTGCAGCTGTTGTTGATTTACAGGATTGGTGTGTGTCTGCTGTTGCAAAGCTTGTGTGTCTAGCACTTGTTGAGCAGCTAAGGCTGGGTCTATAGCCTGTGGAAGTTCAGGGTTTTGCGGTGGAGTTATTGGCGCCGGTAAACTCTGATTAGCAAATTGAACTTTTTGCAGGTCATTAGAGCCCATGAGATTACTATTATCAACACTAGGAGCTCCGGTGTTAAGAGGAGACGGAGTAAAAACGTCAGACATATTATTCTCCCTTTTTTGCAGCTAGAACATCGCCATAAGACATTTTTTTGATTTTTTCTTTGAGTTCCATATGCTGTTTTAAAGCGTCTACAAAATTTCCAGCGGCTTTACCGCCTTTTTCGACTATAGACTTAGGGACTACGATTTCACCGCCAGAAAGCATAGTTGGTACTATATCATTTTCTTGGCTATCGCCCTCTTTTATTTCAGGAGCTTCTACTAAGCCGCCTTGTGCCATGCCTTTAGGAGACCCTATGCCAGCTGCAGCCATACTACCACCCGCTTGTAACAATCCTCCAAGTAATGCACTATCAGCTTGTCTTTTCGCTGCTTCAGCTTGTGCAGATGATGCTGCCGTATTACCAGCTCCGCCCAATGCACCCAATTGATACTGCTGTTGTGAACCTAAATAGTTTTGAAATTGATTTTGCTGCTGTTGCTGCTCTTGAAGTCTTGCAACGCCCGCTTGTCCGGCAATATCGGCGCTCCCACGAGCTCCTGCCATAGCTGCATTACGGCTTGCAAGTCCTCCGGAAACCCCTCTGCTAGCCTGAGCTGCGGATAATTGCTGTTGTAGATTTTTTTGAGCTGCAAGTTGCATTTGAGCATTAGCAATCGAATTGCCTTTGCCTAAAGCATTAGCTGCCAAAGCTTGTCCAAATTCTGTGGTCTGAGGTTGAATGGCATTTAAGTTATTTTGAGCTTGAGCTGCCGCCGCTTGTTGCTGTTCTTGAATCTGTCTTAATTGGTCGTTTGCGGCACCTTGTCCGCCTCCAAGTACTGAACCCATTTTTTATTTGCCCTCTATAGCTTTTTCTAAGTAAATAAGCTGTTCATCATTATGCATTAATTTAAATCCGTTTTGTAACAAATATTGTAGACTTTTTGTGGCATTATTAGCCCTAGTATCTACGCTTCCTAGTAACTTTTTATATCCTTTTTCCAGAGCTTCTTTAGCAATTTCTTCAGCTAATTTTGCGGCAACTCTAGTGGCGCGAAACTCCGGGGCCACATAAACATCTACTATATAGCACCAGTCTTTTAGATATTGATAAACTGCAAAGCCTTCCGGTTTTTCTAAGACTAATTTACCCTCTCTTTCAATTATGTAATTAGCCCAATTACTTGCCATTTTCTACCTTTTAAATGCCGTTATTACCGGAATATCTAGTCATATATGGCTAAAATCTAGCTTACGAAGCTCCGACTTTATTAGCTGCAGGAGTTCTTGCAAGTCCATTCATAACACCAACTTCCGCTGCCATATTTGAAATAGCAAAAGACTCTCCTAAAACACCATCTTGTGCGTCTTCTAATGTCATTTGAATGGCCTGGCATTTTTGTATTTTAGGCCTTATTTCGTACTGCCATTCTTGATATTCTCCGCCAAAAACTCCATCGCCATAAAGTCCAGAGCCATATGCAGTAGAAGAAGCTATTTGAGTAGCATCTATATCAGCTTGGTGTATAGAGGAGGGGTCATAGTCATATCCAAATCTTGTTATAATCTTGTGATTGGATTTAAAAGTGCCTAAAAGCTGTAATGACCATATTCTTTGATAGCCTTGTAGTCCAGAAAACTGTATCCAAGCTGTTCTTAAAAAAGCTCTGATAAAAGTTCCAGCATCTGAAAAAAGTCCTACTGTTTCTTTCCTTACTCTACCATCTTCTCTTAAATAGTAATATGTATTTGCGTGAGATACGGCGTCAACGGCATCCAGATTGGTAAAAGTAGTCCAGAGATTGTGATAGTAGTCATATACTAAAGCTTTTTTGTTATCTGTAGTAAATCTTACTTCATTTAGCGTCGGCATTAACGTAGCACTGGTAATAACTTCGCTATTATAGCGCTCTACTTTATCGCCAATATAAACCGTTTTAAGGCTTCTATCAATACTATATATTCCCTTAGAAGATTTATACATAACTCCGTGAGGAAAAATTACTATTGAATTAGGCTCGCTACAACCTCCATCAGAACTTACTAATTGAGGCTGTCTATAATCATTTTGTTCGCCTAAATTATTAGGGCCTTCACCAGCTAATAGGAATATGGCATTTTCTTTAAAAATTACTAAATATTCGTCCAAAACTCCTAAAGCAGTGGCATTACCACCCCTTCTGTCTAGGTCAATATATAAGTTATCGTTAAATTCTATCGGAGTTCCTAATGTATTAAGCTTACTGTAATAAACTCTGGTGCCGTCAGAACTTAGTAACCATACCCTGTTTTTAAGAGTTGTGATATATCTACTAGGTTGTGCGTTATTGGCTTCTAATTCTCCAGAATCTGTATATAATGCCGGCTGTGCTGGCAGAGTTTGGTCAGTAGCTTTGTCTAAATCTAAAAGACTTTTAAATGCCCCATCTCTACTACTAGATGGTAGTACTATTCTATCAGTTCCGCCGGGACTAAATCCAGTAATTCTGTACAATACGCTTCCATTAGCTACAGTTCTATATATTTCTATTTCTATAACTTCTTTTTCGCTTATTGTAGGAGTTCTTACATAGTGAGTCATTTTATAAGAAATTGCTCCAGATAGTGTAACTTTCCATGGCACTGCAGGCGGACTTCTGTGTGTTTGTCCGTTTCTATCTCTATAGACATATACGTAACTTACGAAATAATCGCCGCCTGGCAAATAATCCGTTAATCCTGATGTTTGTACATAAGTTCCTATATCATCTACGCCCGCTGCAGTCGGGGCTGCTGCCAAATATCCACCTTGTTGGTCTGAATTAGTTCCGTCCGATGTCCCAGCTCCGGAAGTTGGAGGTATTTCTAAAAATCCGTGCTCTGTCACTGTGGAGCCGTCATAAAGTTTTAAGATACCGCCAGAAATATGCAGGTTTTTACTTAATTCTGCATCAAAATAATTTAAAGATTGTGAGAAATCGGCTCTAAAATTGGTTGCAGTAGTAGGAACTTTAAGTGGTACGGTATTAAGGTCTTGAGCTCCTGATAAAACAATTCCTGCGCCCCATATTTGGGAATTTACAATTTGAAGGTTTGGTATATGTCCAGAGTTTAAAGCTGTTTTAAATCCACCTCTGTTGCCATATTGAGCTATTACCCGCAACACTCCATTGGTCATATCATCAAAACCTAAGAATATTGTATCAAAATAGGGCAAATACGCCTTATAAAACAATATATACGGAGCTCCGTTAAGTGTCACTGCGGATGAAGCAGGTACGGCACTATATACTAATACCGTAGCTGTGCCTAAAGTTCCGTTAGAGCTTACGATTCTTCTATATAAATCTTTTGAACCATTTGTACCATTTTTATTGTAAAATATAGCAGAATATCCAGTGGCGTAATTAGTAGCTGAAAAATTAGAGGCTCCGGTAGCAACTAT